CACATATGAATACACAAAAGAGTGCATAGAAGAAATGAAAGCAGTCTTGAATACTGATGGTAAAATAATTTTTAACTTGTATGCAAAAGAACAATTAGTCACATTGTCTGATGTAATGACCAGAATGAATAATAAGGATATATTGACAAATGGAGAACATGTTGCAATATCTAGTGTAGGTAGTTTTGATAATTACGCTTATTGGAAAAATGCAGAAGAACTTATATACGATACAGTAATAGATGAAAATCTAAGCAGCCTGTTTTCATGTTATGATATGGATTGGTTAGTTTCAGATAGTGGTTGGACACAAAGTTATAATCACAATAATAAAATTTATACATTTACGGTAGGAAGATAATGTCAGTAGGTCAACAACCAGTCACAGCAAGTACCAGGCAACCATCGATTGGTCAATTCCAACAGCCTAATATTCGTAATCAACCATCTCCTTATATTGCAAATTCTCAGGAACCAAATATTAGGGCGGCACAACAACCCAATATTAGAGATAAACAACAACCTGTAATCAGAGATAGACAATCGCCTTACATTGCACATGCTCAAAATCCATTTATCAGAAATGCACAAGAACCTAATATTAGAAACAAACAATCGCCTTATATTGCAAGCGCACAAGAACCAAATATTAGGGCGGCACAACAACCTGCTTTCTATAGAAATCCTGTGAACGCACAAGAACCTAATATTAGAAGTAAACAAACAACATCGAACTATCAGCATCCTGTAAATGCACAAACTCCTTTTGTTAGAGACCAACAAGAACCTAATATCAGAAACAAACAAGAACCTAATATCAGAAACAAACAAGAACCTAATATTAGAGATGCAAGAAGTCCGTTTACATACAATCATAGAAGTCCATTTACATACAATCATAGGTCGCCTTTTATTTACACCGTGACTGCAAATACGCAACAACCTTATATTGCAAACGCACAAAATAATCAACCATACAATCATCGTATACCTGTGCCTTACAATCATAGAAGTCCTTTCATATATCAACACACATATTCTACAAGAAGACCTATAGGACCAGTTGCAAAAGTCAAAGGTGTGTTTATCAAAGAAGCACAAGGTGTAAGAAAAGTAGAGAAGGCATTTGTCAAAAAAGACAGTTCAACAGTCGAACAAATTCATCAATCAGTACCAACCGCTCAGTTCGGCAACTAAATTTGTATAAATAGTTATATGGCTATTATCGCAAATTTATTTATTGACCAAGGAACTGATTTCTCAATTAATGTAGATGTCACTGATGCTTTAGGTGAAGTCTTAAATTTAACTGGATATTCAACAGCAGCTCAAATAAGAAAGACATATAGTTCTTCTTCAGCAGCTGCAACATTCACTACATCTACAGGAACACCATCAGAAGGTAAAGTCACAATGTCATTAACTGATACTCAGACATCTGCTTTAGAAGCAGGAAGATATGTTTATGATTTAAACATAACTAGTGGTGCAGGAGTGACAACAAGAGTAGTCGAAGGTCAGGCAATCATAACACCAGGAGTCACACGATGAGCATAAAAGGAGTAGTTTCTAGGACTGCGACAGTCGGTGGTAAACTAACAAATACAACCAATCTAAGAGCAAGACAAATCACAATTGGTTCACAATCTGGTGTAGATTTAACTGCTAAGTCTATACAAGAATTGTCAGATGTTCAAGCATCAGAAACAGATAAAGGTCTTTTACAATACAATCAGTCGAATGATAAGTGGGAAACAACCACTGTTATCGATGGTGGAACATTCTAGTCTTATAAATAATTAAACAATCAAGGTGTCATTCAGTGGGACACGACCCTCATAGTGAGAGGACTGTTTTTTATAATGAATCATTCTCGAATAGTGCAGAGAAAACTAATTAATTAATTAAATTTTTTCGTAGGAGAAAAAAATGGCAACAGTAATTCAAATTAAAAGAAGCACAGGAGTAAGTGCGCCAGGAGTCAGTGATTTAGCTGAAGGCGAATTAGCTTATGTGCAGGATAGGTCGAATTCGGGTGCCGGCGCTAAATTATACATTGAATCAGTAGATTCAGATAACTCTACGCCACTTATACATGCTATTGGTGGTAAATACTATACAGATATACTTTCAGGTTCAACTGCAACCCCTGCCAACTTTAAAGTTGGTAATGGTTCAACTGCTGGTGCATCTTTACAGTTAATGGAAGATTCTGATAACGGTTCAAACTATGTAGCATTGAAAGCTGCCGATACAATCGGTTCTAACCTAACCCTTACATTACCATCCGCAGATGGTTCGAATGGACAAGTTCTAGGAACAAATGGTTCTGGAGTATTGTCTTTCGTTTCTACTACATCATCAATCGCAGGTGCTTCTGATACTGATATCAGTTCAGCAAGTGCTGGTCACATTCTTGTCCATGACGGAAGTGATTCTTTTGATAATGTCGCAGTATCAGGAGATGCTACACTTGCATCAAATGGTGCTTTAACAATTTCAGCAGGCGCTGTTGAAACAGATATGTTGGCTGCCGATGCAGTCACAGCTGCTAAACTTGCAGATGACGCCGTTGTCTTCGCAAACTTTGACGATGCAGTATTCGTCACTGAGTCAGAAGGCATTGGTTCAAATGATAATGATACAACATTACCAACATCAGCTGCTGTTAAAGATTATGTAGATACACAATTAACTGGTTCAGACCTTGACTTCCAAGCAGACTCAGGTGGTGCATTATCAATTGATTTAGATAGTGAAACTATGGTCTTTGCTGGAACAGCAAACGAGGTAACAACAAGTGCATCAGGTAATACCGTCACAATCGGTCTTCCTGATAATGTCACAATCGCTGGTAACTTAACTGTTAGTGGTACAACTACTACTGTTAATTCAACTACAGTGTCTATCGCTGACCCTGTTTTTGAAATCGGTGATGATAGTTCAGATGACAACCTAGATAGAGGTATTAAATTTAAGTATAACTCATCAGGTGCAAAAGTTGGTTTCTTCGGGTTTGACGATTCTACAGGCAAGTTCGTAGCTCTTGGAGCTGCAACTGATTCATCTTCAACATTCTCAGGTACAGCACTTGGTGCAGTATTCGGAACAGTTGAGGCATCAGGACTTGCTCTTTCGGGTTCAATCACATCAATAGATGGTTCTGCTCCAACAGCAGGTCAGTTGATGATTGGACATGGTACCAACGGAGATTTCGCTGCTGGAACTTTGACTGCTGGTGAAGGTATTGATGTCACAAATGCTGACGGTTCAATTACAATCGCTGGAGAAGATGCAACAACTTCTAATAAAGGTATTGCTTCTTTCTCATCAGACAACTTTACAGTTTCAAGTGGTGCGGTTTCTATCACTGCTATAGACGGCGGTACATTTTAATTAATCGTTTATAACAGGAGAAAGAAATGGCAACAGTTATTCAGTTTAAAAGAAGTTCTACACAAAATGATGTTCCTTCTACAAGTGATTTAGCACTTGGAGAATTGGCTGTCAATACTTATCACGGTAGATTTTATACCGAGAAGAATGATGGTTCAGCATCAGTTGTAGAAGTTGGGTCTGTCCCAGCTTCTTTAACTATCAATGACGCTATAACTTTCCCAACAAGTGATGGTTCAAATGGACAGGCTTTGGTCACAAATGGTTCAGGACAATTAAGTTTCTCAACTGTTGGTGGAACAGGTCTTACAATTTTCACATATTCAATTACAGGTAATACTACAAGTATAACAGGTAACGATGACTCTAATAATTCTTTAACCTACGAAGCAGGTAAAGAACAAGTCTTCTTGAATGGTGTAAAATTAGTTGATGGTGGCACAGACTATACTGCTACAAACTCAACAACTATCACATTGGCTCAAGCTGCAATCAATGGCGATGTAGTCGAAGTAGTATCTTACACAAGTGCAGACTTAGTGCAAGGTTATTACACTGCATCTTCATTTACAGCAACAACTGCTAATCAGGTATTATCTGCCAATGCAGTTGCGAATAAAGCTATCAAGTATGTTATAAATGCTACACACGCCTCAGCAGGCACACACGCCGCTGAAGTGTTGTTGATTAATGACGGAAGTAATGCATTTTTCGTTCAATACGGAGATGTTTACTCAAATTCATCGTTGTTCAGTTTAAGTGCTGATATAAACTCAGGTAATATGAGATTACTCGTGACACCTGCAAATACCAACACTACAATTGATACATTCCAGATTAGACATTCATAAGGAGGAGTAAGAAATGCCAGTCAGTAAATCATTCAAACTTGCGGAACTTATTCGTCATATTGAATATGATTCTACAGACGATGTAATCAAAACGGATAAAAGGACTCAGGATAAAAACAAGAAGAGAGGTTCAGAAACTAAGACTTCTACTTCACAATTTAATCTTGATACTTTTGCTCACGCTGATTTCAGAGCTGCTAGATACATAGTTGCAATGTCTGAGGGAACTAACTTTCACTCAACAGAGATTATGTTAGTTCACGATGGTTCCGTAGTCACATTGACCGCATACGGTACTTTGAAAGATACAACATTAGCGACATTTGATGCAGACATTAGTGGTGCGAATTTAAGGTTAAAATGCACACCAGCATCCACAAATTCGACTGTCATTAAATTTGACAGAACATTAGTAGAAGCTTAAGTAAAGCAAAAAATCGACTAAGGGGGCTTCGGCCCCCTTTTTTATATAAATAGGCATATGGCATCAAAAGTAAAATTTTTCGCAGACCTAGGAGTTCAGTCAGCACTTAATACACAAGTAGACGGCGATTTAACAGTCGCAGGAAATCTGACGGTAACAGGAACTACAGTCACCGTAAACTCGACAACAACATCAGTTGGCGACTCAATGTTCGAACTTGCGAATCAAAATACAAGTGCCGATTTAATTGATATTGGTATATACGGAAATTATAACGATGGTTTGTCAGATGGTGGTGCATCAGAATATACAGGACTTTTTAGAGATGCATCAGATTCTACTTGGACTTTATTTGATGGTCTAGAAGTAGAACCAGGAACTACAGTCAACACATCAGGAACAGGATATTCACTCGCAGATTTTAAAGCAGGTGATATAACTGCAACTACACTAACAGCTGCAAGTTTATCATATCCTACAAGTGATGGTTCTGCTAATCAAGTTCTAGTCACAAACGGAAGTGGCACACTTTCTTTTGCAGATGCAAGTGGTGGATTAGAATCAGGAACATTGACAACAACATCAACAAGTGCTACAACTTTAGATAGTATTGCAATCGCATCATACAGAGGTGCCAAATACTCTATAACAGTGTCAGACGCTACAGGAGGCGTCTATCAGATAACAGAGGTGCATGTAATACATGATGGTTCAAGTGCAAGTATAACGCAGTTTGGCACAGTCTTACAAGGTGGTTCAAGTGAACTTGGAACATTTACAGTAGATATCAATAGTGGAAATCTTAGACTTAGAGTTGCAAGCGCATCTACAAATTCAACAGTTTATAAGTTCAAAAGAATAGACCACGCAGTATAAAAAAAGTTTAGAAATAATAAGATAGAGTGTTTTAGAACACAACTATCTCATAAATAATGGTGTTAATTTTAACATTTGCAATAGGACACATATATGGCTACAACAAACACATTTGTAATTGAGTATGGATTATCAGTGGGTTCTACAGAAGTTATCACTTCATCAGGTAAAATAGTCGCAGGTGCATTAAGTAATATTGATTCAGATGACATAACAGAAGGTTCAACGAATCAGTATTTTACATCAACAAGATTTAACAGTTCTTTTGATACAAGATTATCAAACGCAACTATTGATGGAGGAACTATCTAATGACAAGTAAGAATTTTATAATCAAAAATGGTCTTACTGTTGGAACAACTGAGGTTGTAGATAGTTCAGGAGACTTAACAGCTGCCGCTTTCGGAACAGCTGCTCTAGAAGCAATTGATGACCAAGTCAATACACTCTTAACCGCAGGAACTGGCGTATCATTATCATATGATGATTCTGCTGGAACTTTAACAATCAACGGACAACAAGGTGACATCACAGGAGTCAACGCAGGTGCTGGTCTAACAGGAACTGCAACATCAGGTGATGCAACACTTAACATTGGTGCTGGCACAGGTATTACAGTAAATGCAGATGATATCGAAGTAGATACATCAGTAGTAACCACTTTAGCAGGCACTCAGACATTAACTAACAAAACACTTACAACCCCAATCATAAATGGGACAGTTTCAGGTACTGCTATCAAAGATGAAGATGATATGTCATCTAATAGTAATACTCATATTGCAACTCAACAATCAATTAAAGCATATGTAGATTCATCAGTTGCAGGCAAAGATAATACAGACGAAATTACAGAAGGTTCATCTAATTTATATTTCACAAACGAAAGAGTAGACGATAGAGTTAATGCTTTAATCACAGCAGGTTCAAACATCACAACAACATATGATGACGCCGCTGGCACTTTGACAATCGCTGCTACAGAAGATAACCTTTCAAACAATGATACAGACGACCTCTCAGAAGGTTCATCAAATCTATACTTTACAAACGAAAGAGTAGATGATAGAGTTGACTCACTATTGACTGCTGGCACAGGCATATCATTAACATATGATGACGCCGCTGGTTCTTTAACTATTGCAAATACAAATAGTGCTGACATAACAAGTGTAGTCGCTGGTTCTGGTCTAACAGGTGGTGGAACATCAGGAGATGTCACACTAAATGTTATAGGTGGTGATGGTATCACTGCAAACGCAAACGATATTGCATTATCATCAACAGTTGATGGTAATGGTTTATCATACTCATCAGGTGTTCTTGCAGTTGGCGTAGATGATAGTTCAATCGAATTAGACTCAGATGCAGTTCAAGTTAAGGCAGGTGGTATTACTAATGCCATGTTGGCAGGGTCAATCGCTGCTAGTAAACTTGCAGGTTCAATTGGAAACTCATTACTATCAAATAGTGCAATAACAATTGATGGCACATCAGTATCACTTGGTGGTTCAATATCAACAAACAATACACAATTAACAACAGAACAAGTTCAAGATATTGTTGGGGGCATGGTATCAAGTAATACTGAAACAGGTATTGCAGTAACCTACGAAGACGGAGACGGAACTTTAGACTTTGCGATTGGAAGTGGCGCTATAACAAATGACATGTTGGCAGGGTCTATTGCAAATGACAAACTCGCAGGTTCAATTGCAAACGCTAAACTTGCAAACAGTTCAATAACAATTGATGGTCAGTCAGTTGCATTGGGTGGTTCAGTCACAACAACTAACACTCAATTATCAACTGAGAATGTAGAAGACATAGTTGGTGGTATGTTAGATGGTACCGAAACAGGTATCTCAGTATCATACGATGATACAGATGGTAATATAGATTTCGTAGTTGCAGATTCAGACTTTGAGTTGACAGGAGATGTCACAGGTTCAGTCACGCAGACTGCAAAAGGTAATGTATCAATCGCAACAACAATTGCCGCTAACTCAGTTGCACTTGGAACAGATACAACAGGTAACTATATTGCTGCCGTAAGTGCAGGAACTGGTGTATCAGTAAGTGGTTCAGGTGAAGGTGCAACTTCAACAGTATCTATTGGTCAGGCAGTTGCAACAAACAGTAATGTTCAGTTTGCAAACTTAACACTTTCAGGTAACTTAACAGTTAATGGTTCAACAGTAACCAACAGTGCAACAAATACAACAATCGAAGATGCATTGATAGAACTTGGAACAGGAACTACAGGCACACCTTCAAATGATGCTGGTATCGTTATCGAAAGAGGTGACGAAGACAATGTATTCATGGGTTGGGATGATAGTGCAAGTAGATTTACAGTCGCAACAACATCTGCTACTGGCGCATCAACAGGTGCTCTTACATTAACTGAAGCAAACTTTAGGGCTGCTCAGATGACAACATCATACGCTAACAATAGTGGTGGTGTTATGAGAAATATTCATCAATCTACATCCGCACCAGGTTCAAGTGATGGCGCAGTTGGAGATTTATGGATTCTTTACTCTTAATAAATAGTTTAAGGAACTTATAATATGGCAACAGGCTCACAGAAGGTAAAAACACCATCAGGTTGGAATGCAACCCGAGGTGCTTGGGTAAAGACTGCATCAGGCACATGGAAAGATGTAGACCAAATTTATATCAAAACACCAACAGGTTGGAATAATGCCTCAGGTCAAGAGTCTGTTCAACAACCATATCCTTACATTGCAAATGGTCAAGAACCAAATATAAGAAATAAACAAAATCCTTATCCTTATATTGCAAATGCACAAGAACCTAATATTAGAAACGCACAACAACCATATCCTTATATTGCAAATGCACAAGAACCTAATATTAGAGATGCAAGACAACCAGGAACATATCAGAATCCTGTATCAGCTCAAGAACCAAATATAAGAGATGGTCAAGAACCAAATATAAGAAGCGCACAACAACCTAATATCAGAGATGCAAGACAACCAGGAACATATCAGCATAGGTCGCCTTCTACATACAGAGACCCTAGGACATATCAGAATCCTTCTACATATGACCATAGAAGTCCTACGACATATGACCATAGAAGTCCTTCAACATATCAGAACAGAACACCGTTCACTTATCAACATAGGTCGCCATCGACTTATCAACATAGAGAACCACATACTTACGACCATAGGTCACCAGGTAGGCAACCTTTTACATATCAACATAGAAGTCCGTTGACATATGACCATAGAAGTCCTTCAACATATGACCATAGAAGTCCGTTTACATATGACCACAGGTCACCGTTTACATATAGACATCCAGCATCTGCTCAAGAACCAAACATTAGGTCAGCACAACAACCTGCTGGATATAGAAACCCTGTAAGTTATCAGATACCATTTACATATAATCACAGGTCACCATTTACATATAGAGACCCAAGGTCATACAGAAATCCGTTTACATATAATCACAGGTCACCATTTACATATAGAAATCCTGTAGGTTATCAGTTACCGTTTACATACAATCATAGGTCACCATTTACATACAATCATAGGTCTCCGTTTACATTCAACGCAAGACAACCTAACGCTGCTAGACAACCGTTCACTGGTCAGAATCCATTTACATTCCAGGCAAGAGAACCTAATAGTGGAAGAACACCAGCTAGAACACCTGCATCAACTAATGTTCAGTTCCCATTCTTTGGTGGTGGCGGTGGTGGTTGTTTCGCACCAGGCACTATGATTTGGTTGGCAGATGGCAGTCACGCACCAATAGAACACTGCGTAGTTGGTCAAATGGTTATGACTTGGAACGAAGATTCTAAACTACTTGAACCACAACCAATAGAAAAGATAAATCCACAACCTATATCTGCTATATGGGATGTAGAGTTGTCAGACGGAAGAATATTACAGATTACAGATAGTCACCCAATCATGCTCGCTAATGGTGAGTGGGGTGCTTTTGATGTAGAGAAATGTGTTAGAGAACACACTTGGATGGAGGGTATAAACTCTCATGAACTCAAAGTTGGAGATAATTTATTCTCAATGACAGATGCTATCATGTTTGATAGGGCAGACGAAATGGGACTTGAAATAATGTCAGTAAAAGAAAATTCTGAAATGAAAGTTCATAACTTATCCGTGATTAAAGATAATCACACCTTCTTCGCAAATGGTATGCTAGTGCATAACTTTGGTGGAAACGAACACGGATTATTCGGCGAGGAGAAATAACAGATGCCAAGACAACCATCGATTACAAACTTCCAACAACCGACTCAACAACCGTTTACTTATCAGTCGCCTTATATTGCATCAGGAAGACAACCATTTACTGGTCAGAATCCATTTACCTATCAGTCGCCTTATATTGCACAAGGAAGAGAACCAAACATTAGGTCAGCACAAGAACCAAATATTAGAAATGCTAGGTCACCTAGAGGATATAGAAATCCTGTTTCTGCTCAAGAACCAAACATTAGGTCAGCACAACAACCAGCAGGATATAGATTACCTGTAAATGGACAACAACCTAATATTAGAGATGCAAGACAACCTGCTGGATATAGAAACCCTGTAAGTTATAGAAATCCATTTACTTATCAACATAGAAGTCCGTTTACATATAGACATCCAGCATCTGCTCAAGAACCAAACATTAGGTCAGCACAACAACCTAATATTAGAAACAATCAAGAACCAAATATAAGAAGCGCACAAGAACCTAATATCAGAGATGGTCAAAACTCATTTCAAGAACCTAATATTAGAAACAGACAATCACCTTATATTGCAAATGCTCAGAATCCGTTTATTAGAAATGGTCAACAACCATATATTGCAAATGCACAAGAACCTAATATCAGAGACCAGCAAGAACCTAATATTAGAAACAGACAAACAACAGCGAACTATCAGCATCCTGTAAACGCACAAGAACCTAACATTAGAGATAATCAAACACCGTTTACTTATCAACATAGGTCACCGTTTACATATGACCATAGGTCGCCGTTTACATACAATCACAGAAGTCCATTTACATATAGGGACCCTGTAAATAGTCAGACACCATTTACATATGACCATAGAAGTCCTTCTACATATGCAAGACAAGGTCAAACACCTTTCACATATCAACACAGAAGTCCTTCTACATATGCAAGACAAGGGCAAACACCGACAACTTATGACCACAGGTCGCCATTCACTTATGCAAGACAAGGGCAAACACCAGTTATCCGTTGGGATGGTGTGCCTGGAAATCAGTGGCCTGGTACTCCTATTACATCATAAATACTCGAAAGAGTTTTAGGAATTTATATTATGACGGTAAAATCAGAATCTTTAGAGCATACTAAAGAAATTTTTCAATCAGAAGATACAAAAGAAAAGTTCTTCTTTTGCAATCTCGGTTCAATCAATGTTAATGAAGACTATCAAGAGTCTGAAACCTATAAGTCAGTCAAATGGGTTATGGAGAATCACACAGGTAAACTCAAAAAGGTTACATGGGGTGATATAGTAAATTTAATCAAACAGAAAAAATTTACAGGTTGGAATAAACTACAATCACTTTCATACGCATATCATTACTTCTTACCTTACGGTTATACTCAGAAACCAGAAACACCTAAACCTGGACACTCTGGTATGGATATGATGAATCTTGATGACGAGTATGTAGATATTACAAGTTTTCTAGAAGAAGGTGCTGATAAAGGTATGGCTGATTCTTGTTATTATCATGGTGCAAAAGCACATTGGTTGACTCAGAACATAAGAGAAGAAGGTTTAAGAAATCCTATTCAAGGTAATGTCATCAAAACAAGTGATGATACTTTTAGATTAGAGATTCATCCAGGTTCAGTTCGTTCTGGTGTATTCGAAACATTAGACGACCCAAATCTAGATATGTGGATATGGGATAAGTATGATGCGATACCTGTTTCAGAAATAACAATTGATGATGTCATAGAGTGGGTAAATGATAATCTAAAAGAAGATATGCATAAGAGTATGTCTTTTACTTACACACATGGTTACTTAGAAATTCATACAGATATAATGAATATGAAATTCAGAAATGAAGTTTATGATTTCAACAAACGAGTCAGTCAAATGTGCAAAGGCAAAAGATTGAATATCTATATTGGTTATGATTCTAGACATAGTAATCTTGCAGAACTTAGCAAAAAGGCAATAGAACATGCATGTAAATTTGGTGCAGGTTCTGGTCCTACATATAATGAAATGAATAGTTGGGTACCTGAGATTAAGTTCTTAGATATATCTAAGATACCAGAATATACTAGAGATTATGCAAATCAATCAACAGAGTTTACATATAGTAGATTCTTAATACCTTACTTAGAAAACTACGAAGGATTTAGTATATTCTTAGATGACGATATACTATTCACGGAATCTATATTGCCTATGTTCAATATGTTAAATCTTGATGATGCAGTTGCATGTATACAATATGATTTTGATAAGTATGCAGATACTAAATTTACAGGTGAAAAGAATGTTTCTTATCCGAAGAAACTTTGGTCTTCGTTGATGATATTCAATAATGGTCACGAAGATTGTAGAAAACTTACACCAGAAGTAATTAATACAGAATCAGGAAAGTATCTACATCAATTTGAATGGACTGATAAGATATCTCAGATACCAGATTGGTATGTCTTTACAGAAGGACATGATACCGAAGAAACTAATTGGCGACCAAGTGCATATCATTATACAAGAGGCGGTCCATGGATTGAAGATATGGATACCTCTGAAATAGGACAACTAAATATTTACGAAAGGTTGTTGTCAAAACACATGAAATAAGTTATAATGGAGTGATTATGAATATGTTAATTTATTGTGAGAACGGAAATCTCACTATCAGAAAACCAAACAGACTAGAATGGTCATATCAAAATACTGATAGACCCAATTTAGGTTTTGATTATGATGTATTGGTATACGATGACATCGAAGTCAAAATCATGAAATGGGAAGAAGGTGTTCCCTTTGAAAATCAAACCAAAATCACATTAACAGATGATGAAGTAGATGCGATTGAACAATACATTGAAAACTCAGCACCACCAGAAGGTGTAAATTTAAACAATCAATATAGTGAAGAACTCGTAAAACTAGTGAATGATTATGTTAATCGTCAAATTCAGTCTTATGGATTTACAAGTGATGTAGAAGTAGTTGCCGCTGGCAGAGAAGGTTCAAATCATCCTTTAAGGTCTGATGATAGAAGAGTATTAGAATATTATGATGCAATTTGGAATGTATATTTAAACATCATGAATGAAGTCAAAGAAACTAGAGAAGATTTACTCAAAGACTTTGAGTTTTATGCAAATCAATTACCAAATCCACAGCAATCACTTATAGGTTAAACTATGTCACTTGATGTAGTTTATACTGAAACTCCATTCGCAATTAAAGACTTTCCATTAGGTAATAAAGTCTATGTGATAGACAATTACTTAGAAACTTCTTTACATCATTGGTTAGAACAGAGTATAAGAAATGCTAGTATCTGGTCTAAAACAAATAGAGTTAGAGGAGCAAGTAAAACAGGTTTACCTCATCATGACTTTTGGGGTGCAGCTTATTTCAGTGGTCAAAGAAAAGACGGAAGTTTGATATCAGGAAATGAGATGGATAACTTTACTGTAATACCTGGTAAGTATTTTAATAGAAGAATTCAAAAAGACTTTGGATTCAAATGGAAAAGATTTCAGTATATGGGTATGAACTCTCAAACAATGGGTCAACATGGAACAACTCATGCTGATTGTGCTCCACATGACGAATGGAATTTATCATTTTTGTATTACTATAATACATTCTGGAATCCTGCATGGGGTGGCGATTTAAGATTGTATGATGAAATGCAAAATGGTCTTATAGGAAGAGATGAACATATTAAGAATCATCAAATCGGAAGTATAGAGTTTGTTCCGAATCGTCTTGTTATGTTTGATGGAAGAATACCTCATGGTGCAGATGCACCAAATGAAAGGGCAAGATATGCCGATAGATGTTCTATAGTTTTAAGGGGTGACGAAATAGAACTAGTAGATAACGAAGAATTTTTTAATGCCAACGATAGACTTTACAACTTTTAACGAAGAAACACTTCGTAATTTCAAACCTGTCTTAGCAAAGTCAGTTATGCCGAGTTGGTGGAAAAAGATGAAGATATTTCAATCTATAAGAGGCAGAAGAATACAAACTATTCGTGCTTGCCCAGCAATGCATGATTGGACAAAATCAGGTTGGTATCTACTTGCAAACAGAGATATGGAAATATTGTGTGGTTCTGAAAGAGATTTAACTTCAACTAAGTTTGCAACAAAAGACCCAAGTGGTAAAGGTTATTCATCACCAACACATCCAAGTGACCAATTCGATAATGCTTTTGATTACATAGAAGACGGTGAGTTTGGTCAAGTTAAAGATGCATTTAAAATGAGAAATCCTTGGAACATACAAACACCAAAAGGTTATTCAACATATTATATGGACCCATTTTTATTTCAAAACAAATACTTTGCATGTTGGCAAGGTATTATAGATACAGATGAGTTCAATGTCAACCAAGACAATTCACAAATTATATTCTATCCTAAAGTAAATCACTCATTTACTATACCAAAAGGAACACCACTTTGTCAAATCATACCATTCAAAAGAGAAGAGTGGGTTGCAACATATCAATTAAAAGACAACAAGATATGGCATGAAAACAGAAGTATGCATACATCTAATCATGATATGATGACAATGGATGAACAAGGCAGAACTAAGTATGATGTTGCAATATCGGGTGCAAAGAAACAAAAAGATAAACCAATGTCTTTAGGTCCTTATAGAAACGAAGGATATTGGAAAGAAAAGGGTCAGTTCTATTCAGAAGGAGAACCACCACCAGAATGTCCAATGCATGGGGAGTTAAATCACGATGGCGATTAGATTATTATTTCCAACGGTAACAGTTGAGAAATCTTATTTACACAAAGAAGAAGATTTTGCACCAGGAATGACTCCTGAATATTTTGATATGCTTAGAAATGAAATCGATGCAATGAGAATGAGAGACCCACAAGGAAGAAAACGCTCAAATGCAGGTAATGGTTGGCAATCAAATGATGGTATTGATACAAGTCCTATATTTACTAAAGCAATGAGAGAAATTAAAAGAGTTGTTGGTCGTGAACTTATGCATTACATGGGTGCAGAACCAGGAACTTCTGAATGTATAATGCATAACTCATGGGCAAATGTAAACTACAAACATGGTTGGAACGCACCACATTTACATAACGGTTGTTATTATTCTGGTGTAATGTATATTCGTGCTGACGGAGATGAAGGTGGAATTAGATTTATAGACACTCATCCTAAAGTAGTTGGTAATATGCCTTCAGTGCCTAGAATGAGAGAGTCGATTGTTCATTATCCTAGAACAGGAGACTTGTATGTTTTCCCTAGTGGTTTGATGCATATGGTAGAACCAAATAAAACAGACAAAGAAAGATACAGTATATCTTTCAATTGCGAAGTCAATGACACCCATAGTGGTTTAAGAATAAAACCAGAACAACAATTAATCGAAGAGAATGTAGATTTTCTCTACGAAACAGACGAGTCCGGCAAAGTTATTTCATAAATAGATTATATGGATATAGTCATCGACCCACACTTACTCTGGAATGTAATACTCACTGTAGTAGTTGTGCCTGTTGGTTGGATGATTCGTGGCATCTTTGCAGAACAAAAGAGAATGGATATTCTCATCAATAAAACAAGAGAAGAAATCGCAAAAGACTATGTTACCAGAGAACAAATGGAACAAACTTTTCAGCGTATCATTGATTCTATAGAGAGAATTGATGAGAAAATAGATAGACTTCAAACCAAAACTTACTTCCAAGATTAGAAATTGCATAAATAGTAATAAACAGGATTTATTACTATGGCAACCCCAAATTCAAAAGCAACATTCAAAGAGTATATCAAAAGGGCTCTTGGTGCACCTGTTCTAGAAATCAATGTCGATGATGACCAGATGGATGATAGAATAGATGAGGCATTGCAGTATTTTCATCAATATCATTATGATGGTTCTATTAAGATGTATCTAAAACATCAAATGACCGACTCAAAAATTACGAATCTAAAAACAGACGAAAGTTTTACAGAAAGTTCTGCTGGAACTCATGCGTATACAGATGAACAGTTTAAACAACAACAGAATTACATAGTCTTACCAGACTTTGTTATGGCTGTCATGAACATATTTCCTTTTAATGATAAACATAATCTGAATATGTTTGACCTAAGATATCAGTTAAGACTTAATGACTTATACGATTTAACTGCAACTAATGTATTGTATTACGAACAAGTGCAACAACATATCAGATTATTAGATAACATTTTAGTTGGTCGACAACCAATCAGATATAATCAACATCAGAATAGATTGTATATTGATATGGATGCAGATTCGATTAATGCAAACGAATTTTTAATTATAGAATGTTATAGAAAATTAGACCCCAATGACTTTACAGATATCTACAATGATATGTGGTTAAAGAAATATGCAACCGCTAAAGTAAAATATCAGTGGGGTGAAAACTTATCTAAGTTCCAAGGTATCGCATTACCAGGTGGTGTGACACTAGATGGTCAGCAGATAAAACAAGAGGCTCAAGAAGAAATACAAAGACTCGAAGAGGAAGCAAGACTTAATCATGACATGTTACCTATGGACATGATAGGATAATGATATGCCAACAAATGTTTTTTTCAACCACGCAGTCCAAACAGAACAACAACTATACGAAGATTTAGTAGTTGAGTCTTTAAGGATTTACGGACACGAATGTTTTTATCTACCTAGAGAGATAGTAGAAGAAGATACTATACTCAACGAAGATGTTCAATCTAAGTTTGGTGATGCGTATTCAGTAGAGATGTATATCGAGAACACCGATGGTTTCGAAGGTGAAGGCGATTTAATGTCTAAGTTTGGTATTCAAGTTAGAGACCAAGCAACATTTATTATATCTCTTAGAAGTTGGGAAAGATTCATATCATTAGATTCAAACCTTGCAACATCATTTAGACCTAACGAGGGAGATTTAATTCATTTCCCATTATCAGGTTCAATGTTCGAAATCAAGTTCGTAGAACATGAAGACCCTTTCTATCAAGTTGGTAAACTATTCGTATTTAAAATGAGATGTGAACTGTTCGAATACAGTCAAGAAGATTTCGATACAGGCATGGCAGATATAGACTTGATAGAAGACAAACAGGCATACGCATTGCATATGACCATGAACAATGGAAACAATACAGATTATCTTGCAAACGAGAATCTAACGAAGAGTGGAACAGTTGTCGCAGAAGTTGTATCTTGGAGTGACCCAACAGATAAACTACTTGCAAAAGATATCACTACAACTCTCGCAGTTGGTGATGTATTAGTTGGTGCAACATCAGGTGCAACATTCACTATTGCATCTATCGATGATAGAATGAAGTTTGATAACGATGCATCTGCTCAGAACTTGGCATTTGAACAACAAGACGGCAACTACTTAGACTTATCAGAAACTAACCCATTTGGTGAACCATAATGTTTGGAACTTATTTTTACAATGAAACAATTAAGAGATGTGTATCAGTTTTTGGTACCATGTTCAATAATATTCAATTCAAGAAAGTCAAATCAGATGGCACTGTTTTAACATCGCCTATTGTTCCTATATCTTATGGACCAAAACAAAAGTTTTTAGATAGACTTGCAGAAGAACCAAATCTATCAGATGGTAATAGAAGTGCGATATCATTGCCTCGTATGGCATTTGAACTTACAGGTTTTGAATATGATGTCGCAAGACAACAAAACAAATTAATCAAGTCAATAAAGAATACTGCTGAATCAGATGGCAAGAGAGGTTTTCAATACGCACCTGCACCTTACAATTTGAATTTTACATTGTCTATTCTAACAAAGAATATGAACGATGCATTGCAGATAGTTGAACAGATATTACCATACTTTCAACCAGAGTATACAGTCACAATGAAAATGGTTGATAACATGCCAGACAACAGAGATGTTCCAATTGTATTAAACAGTGTATCATTCAGTGATGATTACGAAGGTTCATTTGAAGATAGAAGAGTTATAGAATACACTTTAGACTTTACAATGAAGACATACTTCTTTGGACCTGTCTACACAGGTAATATCATTAAAGCCGTTCAAGAAAGAACCTTTATTGGTGATGGTAACAATCAATTCACAACTACACAAATAAGTCAATCAGGTTTGGTAAAAGAAGTTAAGTTTTACGAACCTGCTTTCGCTGAAGTGGCAAATGCAGTATCAGATTCATCTACAGTGACATTCGCAACTGCAATCAATAGTAAGATTAGTGTAGGTGATAAAGTTTTTGGAACAGGCAATTCATCTGAACCAACAATATCATCTATTGCATCTAATAAACTATCAATGGTATTAGGTTCAAACATTACTATCAACGCAAATACTACATTGAAGTTCGTTGGTTCAGTAGACCCAAGTGATTCATTCGTAGTTGCAGAAGATGCCACATTCTTTGATGATGGTGTCATCGACCAATACAGTGAAGGCAATACAACAGACTATGCTATCAGAGTTTCTAATTCTGGTTCTGGAAATAGATTTAATTATGGTGGCACAGAACAATACACATTTAATTTTGTCAGAGGTGTGACATACAGATTCATGCAAGAAGATTCATCTAACACATCACATCCAATTAGAATCTCTACAACTTCAAATGGAACTCACGCAAGTGGAACTGAATACACAACAGGAGTATCATATAATGGTACACCAGGTCAAGCAAATGCATGGACTGAAATCGCAATTGCCGCTGATGCGCCATCAAATCTATACTACTATTGTAAGAATCATAGTGGTATGGGTGGCATTATAAATATTACTGGATAATATATTATGAGTGAAATAGATACAAAACTGGATGCCATATTGGATATCGAATCCGATATCAAACAAGAAACGGCAGTAGTAAAACTTCCAGATAGAAAAGAGAATGTCGAAACAGACTACAAGTATGCTAGAGAGAATCTATACAATCTTGTAGAAAGAGGACAAGATGCAATCGATGGTATCTTAGAACTATCTAAAGAAACAGAACATCCAAGAGCCTATGAAGTTGCAGGTCAACTTATCAAAACAGTGGGCGAAACAGCAGAAAAACTCATAGACTTACAAAGTAAATTAAAGAAATTAGAAGGCGAAGAACAGAAAGTTGGAACTCAACACAATCATTTATATGTGGGTTCAACTTCTGAATTGCAGAAGTTTTTGAAAAAGAAAACTGTTAAAGAGTAAATATGGTTCAAGCGAAAAACGAGGGTTATCTAGGTAACAACCTCATCAAAAGAGCAGGTGTAGAAACATCTTACACCGAAGAGGAACTATTAGAATATCAAAAATGTTCCGAAGACCCCTGCCATTTTATAGAGAACTATTGTCAAATAATATCTCTTGATGAAGGTTTAGTGCCATTTAAGTTGCGTGGATATCAAGAGAGTTTGATAGAACACTTCAATGATAATCGATTTAGTGTTGTTTTGGCTGCAAGGCAGTCAGGTAAATCAATAACTTCTTGTGCATATCTACTATGGTATCTACTGTTCACTCCAGAAGTCACCGTTGCGATTCTGGCGAACAAAGGGGCAATCGCAAGAGAGATGGTATCAAGAATTGTAACCATGCTGGAAACCGTTCCTTTCTTCTTACAACCAGGCGTAAAGATACTGAATAAAGGTAATATAGAATTTGGTAATGATAGTAAACTTGTTGCGGCTGCTACATCGTCATCATCGATTCGTGGTATGTCAATCAACATGCTGTATCTCGATGAGTTTGCTTTCGTAGAAGATGCAGAAACATTTTATACTGCGACATATCCTGTAATCACATCTGGTAAAAACTCCAAAGTGATTATTACATCTACTGCAAATGGTGTGGGTAATATGTTTCATAAGATATATGAATCAGCAGTTCATGGCAATTCAGAATATAAGAGTTATCTGATTAGTTGGTTTGATGTTCCAGGTCGAGATGAAGAATGGAAGAAACAAACAATTGCAAACACATCAGAGGCACAGTTTGAACAAGAGTATGGTAATAGTTTCTTAGGAACAGGTAATACACTTATAAGTTCTGATGCATTATTGGGTATGAGAGCAATAGACCCAAACTGGCGTAAAGAGGGAGTCAGTGTATACGAAAGACCTAAAAAGGGTCATAACTATGTTGCAACAGTAGATGTATCACAAGGAAGAGGGTTTGACTATTCTACTTTTAGTATCTTCGATGTGACTTCAAAACCATTTAAACAAGTTTGCACATATAGAGATAACATGATAAGCCCCATGCTGTTTCCGGATTTAATAAATAAGTATTGTAGTCCCTATAATGAAGCCCTAGTTATTATAGAGAATAATGCAGAGGGTTCTATGGTCGCACTACAATTACATTATGACATTGAATATCCAAATGTCTTTGTTCAAGGCATGACCAAATCAACAGATATTGGGGTAACAATGTCAAGAAAGATTAAAAGGGTCGGTTGTTCAACACTTAAAGAGTTGATAGAAGAGAATAGATTACAAGTAGTAGATAGACCAACTATAACCGAGATGATGACATTCGTAAATAAAGGGTCATCGTTTGAGGCAGATAAAGGTTATAATGATGATATGGTTATGAATTGTGTTTTATTCTCATGGTTTGTGACAACAGATTTCTTTACAAATCTTACAGATACCGCTGTTAAAGACCTGCTTTATGCAGAACAACAGAAGATGATAGAAGATGATTTATTACCAGCGGGGGTATTCGGAGAACAAGAAGACGAATCATTTATAGATGCAGACGGCACAAGATGGTATAGTTAATAGTTCTTAGATGAATAAAATATATAAATAAAAGTGTAAACAACTTTTACAATGTAAAATACATTAACAGGAGAAAAGTATGGCATTTCAAGTTTCACCAGGCGTTCAAGTCAAAGAAATTGACTTATCGAATGTTGTCCCAGCTGTTTCCTCAACAAGAGGTGCATTTGCTGGCATATTTCAATGGGGTCCTGTTGATGAAGTAAAAACAGTTTCAGACGGACAACAGTTAGTGGATGAGTTTTATAAACCGGCTAATACTGACGCTGGGGCTGAAGACTTCTATTCAGCAGAATCATTCTTGAAATATGGAAGTTCCCTAAGTGTAGTTAGAATCGCAAACACAGGTTTGTTTTCTGCTAACCAGGCGGGTCACTCATCAACATTACTAAAACACTCTGATGATTACATCAATACATACAAATCTGGCGGGGCTGCAGGTACAGTTGGAAAATGGATTGCAAGATGTGGTGGTGCTTTAGGTAACTCACT